CGGGCCTCTACGAGGTGTTCTGGAGGTGCTGAAAGTAGTCTTAAATCATTAATCATGCCTACTGATGGATAATACGGTAAGATATTTAACATATTGCCTCCTAGAAGGGCTTTCGCCCTTTTCTTAAAATGGAATAGACGAATCTTCATCATTCTGTGGTTGATAGCCATTTGCTTTAGCTGGCTCACTAGCAGGTTTAACATAAGTGTCAGCACTAGCTTTCCAGCTTGTTGTATCACCATTGCCAAAATTGGCTTTCCATCCCGATAATTGAATTTTGTTGCCATTGGCAATAATCTCATCAATCGCGCCTTGAATAGTACCCGTTGCCATCAGTCAGTCGCCGCCTTAAGTTTAGCGTCAAGGGCTTTCGTCAGATTCTTTGTAAGTTCCGGCATATTTTCATCCAGCGCATCTTCGATAGTCCACCATCGACCAAGATGATATTGCCGATTTTGCCAACCTTTTTTGATGACATAGATACCATTTGGCCGCGTATTAGCTACTGAGTGTTTGCCCGGCCCTAACTTGCGATGTGCAAACTTATTAGCCAGCAGTCCAGTGCGTACATATTTCTGATTAGGCAATCTAGGCGGATATGGTTTTGATTTCAGCCGCGCCCGCTCTTTTTTGGCATGTGCCGCTATAATCGGATCGGTAATCTCAGGATGCAATGCCGCCAAAGTGCGTAATTGATTCTTTACGCGATTAATGCCTTTCATTTCTACGCTTACGTCAAGCATAAAAACCTCGCCGGTCAACACCTGTCATGAGTTGCATAATGTCACTATCTTGTTGAATCCGCGCCTGAATGACCTGTACACCTAACGCTGGCGCACCTGCTACGCCAAAAATGGCATCTTTGCGTTTATACACCCGCGCTGCCATCATCAAAACACCTTGCTTCACTACAGATGGCACTTGAGTAGGGTAGGTACTTTGTATACCGTTCGTATAGCCCCATGTGCCAACAATCTCAACGGAATGCGGACTACAAGGGAATGAATAATCTCCGTTTGGATTTACACGAATCTGCCTGTAAGGTTTTTTGTCCTTGTCGGCTGTCGGCACTCTAGCATTACGCGGCTCTAACCAATAGTCAGTTGTTGCCCAGGTGTTTTCAAAAGTCGCGTCGCCATCTTCGTCAGTTTTCAACGTCGTGATAGAGATTAGATCATCTACGTAAAGCAAATCACCCCAGGGAGCGGTGAAGTATCTTGTTTCAGACGCGCCGTAGAAGTTTGTGCCAAACTCTGAATCCCACAGTCGGCTGATTGCTTCGACTGCAAATTCCATATTCGCTTCATCTTCAGGCGTAAAAGTCTCAGGCTTGCTACCTGAAAACAGATAGGACTTAATCTCGTCCAGAGTCACATAACCGTTGTTGATTGCCATTAACTAGCATCCAGATAGTACAAAATCAATTGGCCTATTTTTGAATTGCCAGCCGACGTTACTGCAATAGTTAGCTTGTCAGAAACGACGGGATGAATTGGTTGCGCCAATGGCGTACCAGCCGCATCTTTGACCAAAAAGTACACTTCCTCAGTGTTGGCAGTATCCCGATTTGTCAGATTACTTTGGCAAGCCGTCAACACGTTTATGCCCTCTTCGTCAGTAATCGCAATATCGTAATTGTCAGTTGGAGCGGTTGCGCCCGGATCGGTAATCGCCTTAATCAACGTGCCGATTATCTTCTTGCTTGTGCCTGTTACCGCGCCGGTAGTGTCATCGCTTGTCCAATCAGCAATGACTTTGCGGATTTTGCCAATCTCATCATAGGTAAAGGTCATAGATGATCCGGCCATTACTCACTCACCTTTGCCAGTAGCGTGTCATATTTCATAATCGCCCAGCCTTTAATGCCCTTCGCTTTTGCCAGTTGGCGCAATTCATCAAGAGTAATGATGTCTTCAAGAGGCGTTACCCCTTGTTGCCCCGTATCATCTTCTTTCGGAGATGGCGAGGCAACAAGGGAAACAACTCCCAAACTCATCAAAGCGTCAGCTTGATATTTGTAGAAGTGCGCCCGTGACGTAGCGGCGTAAAACTCATTGCCACTATGCACCCCCTGATAATCCTGAGTAAAAACGACTTCTACAATATCCATAATTCCACCTAGTCAGCGTCAAGAGCAGGTGATCCACCCGCGCCTTTAACGATAGCGATTGTGCCTGTCGTGTTGGTTACAAAGTTTTCACAATGTGACATGGCATCAGCTACGGCATTAGCCGCGATTGTGGCCGCGCCAGCTTGGCCGCGAGTCCCGGCAATCACGCCAGTCGTACCGGTCAAGACTTCCAGATACGGTTCACCAGCGTCAGTATTGTGTACCAGATTGTTGAGGAAAAGTAGATGCTGAGAGAGGGTAGTAATACCATTCAGGCAAGCTGTTGAATAGTCGCCCATGAGTTGGCAATTCTGGACAGTTACATTGTCAGACGCGCCAGTCAATTTGATAGCTACTGCCGCGCCTGCTACTGCTGGCTCTGCTAAAAACTTGCAGTTGTCTACCGTGCATCGGTGTGATCCAGCCTCTAATTCCAGACCGATAATCAAATCCCAACCAGTAGTGCCGCCCCAGTACCATTCGCAATTGCGAAATGTGACATCGGTTTTGCCTTCAACTTGCACCGCTGCCACAACAGCGGATACACCGGCCACGAAGCGCAAGTTTTCGATGGTGACATTATGCGCCCCAATGTTTACCTGGCTCGCCGTAGCAGTAAAGTTAAACGTTGGCCGTAACGCACCCCAACCCATGCCGATTATGCGAATGCCAGCCACGTCCGCGTCAAAACCATCAGTCGCCGCAATCGTTTCGGCATGGCCTGGCATGACGTAGATGGTGTCACCTTTGGAAGCGGTGCATAAACCAATCGCGTAATCCAAAGTCGCTAGTGGCGCGTCGGGATTTTGACCACCACCAGCAGCGTTTGTGCCTGTGCCTGAGTGTACAAAAAAGATGCTTCCTGTAGTCAACGATTCGTTGATTACTGAAAACATCCCGCCCGGCTGTTGCCGTACAAATAATTCAGTTTTTGCCATTATGTTTTCCTTCCAGGGTTTTAACCTGTGTGAGAATAAAGAGAATCAAGTAAATCCTTCCCTTGTTGCCTCGCCATGATCTTTATGGGAGATATAGGGGCAACAAGGGAAGGGATAATCAGATTGTAAATCTAATCAATCAAACTGTAAATCTGCGGCTGATAGCTAGTGTTTACAACACGCGCCAGGATGCCACCTAGCACCTCTGAGTCTACCACTTCGGCAGCTTTCAGTTGTGCATATTTGCGCCCGGTAGCTCCGATAATATCGGCAGGCACCCAGATCCGTGCCATGTAATTTGTACCGGCAGTCCGTGCAAAACCAGAAGTAGTTGCCAACGTCCATGCCGTGTCACCCGGTTCAGCCGTAATCTGTTTGTACCAAAAGACGACGGCCGTTCGGTTTGACGGTGTGGTATCATCGCAAGCTTGCACAGTAAATGTGCTAGTACCAGTTGCGCCTACGCCAGTCCAAACGATAAACTCAATCCCTTCCCCGTCTACCTCGATTACATCACTGTAAACGGTAGCACCGGCAAACGCATCGGCTACGGGAGGGAGAGCGTTGATAAAGTGATCAGCGTCAATATTGTGTCCCATTGTCAAATCTCCTATTAAGCCCGTGTCGCCAACGCAACGAATGGGGATAAAGTGGCCGTACCTTTGTACGGAGTCAAAGCCGCCCGCCAAGATGGTTGCCCATCGTAACGCGCCGTAAAACGGAATGCGGTCTGATCTGTCAGGAATTGTACGTGAATGGAAGTTGCAACTTGCAAACTACCTTTTGAGGCCAGTTTGTATTGCGTCCAATCAGCCAGTACCACGTCACCAACAGTACCCAGAGTCGCATTAAACTCAGTTGGAATGACTGGCCGTCCGAACAGTGAACCGTACTGATTGCCAGATAATCCACCCGGAGGCATGTAAACCAAAACGCCGCCAGTACCAACGCCTAAGCTCATCTGCGCCAATTGCGGCTCCACGTCCTGGTTAATAAACCATGCAGCATTTTGGCGACTACGTGACCACATGCGACTCCACATTTTCAAGGCGTTTTGCGCCGTGAAAGTGGCCGCAGCTTGCCCAGTTTCCTTAGCCACAGATACCAAGCAATTTGCACCTAACACGCCACGCGGATAGCCAGCCGCCGCGCCGTTTAGCATGTCATCATCCAGCATAAAACCTAATTCCTGTGGCACGGATTCCATAATCTCTTGTTGG